AACGCCGATTGACTGCACATTGATTGTATTACCAGCTGCAAATACTGATGGTGGAATAGTTACCGTTACGGCTGATGCATTTGATGTAGTTACTAGCTTGCCGAGATCGCTACCGACTAGCGTATAAGTAGTACCAGTCTGTGCGTTAAATGAAAGTGTGGTGTCATCCTGTTCAGTCCATGTAAAGTCCATGTCTGTATTTGATGCCTTTGATAGCACCTGGCCAGTTGTGCCGCCTTTAAGATCGACCATCGATGTATCAACGCCGCCCAAAGCTGTGCGAATTGCCGCCGCACCATCTTTGACCAAATCGGTATCCGATGGAACAGTCCACCCAAAGTTCGTAGTCGTAGTTGCCATGCTGTCTCCTTATGCCACGATAATGGCTTGATTCCACTCTAGTGTATTATTTAATGTGTTCCATGTCTCTGCGACACTTACATCATCCCACTGCATTGATTGCAAGCTGAAGGCTGTAGGTGACACATTTAAGGTGATGTCTAGGCGGTTATATCCAGCCCTGAAAGTCCAGCCCTCGACAAATCCCTCAAATCTTCCATCGACCATATTGGCTGGCAAATCGGTGATGTCCACAGCCATGCCCATGAACACATTAAGAAGTGAATCGCGGTCGCTGTCATCAAGTTCAGCATTGCCCAGGGTGAAGGTAATCGACTCGAATACATCTTGTGGGTAGGCGCGGATTCCTAAATAAAATTCTGCCTGGGCTTCGGCATCATAATTATGCTCTAATGATGTGCTGATGTTTTCGGCCTGTGATCCATATTGGTCAATTGATGCTTGGTCTAAGGCTGATTCTTGCTGGCCGTTTTTGTAAGTAATTGTCACGCTATTGCGCAAATCGCCCAGGCGGCGAATAGTGCGAATTCCACGCGATAGGGCATGGTTGCCGCTTAGCATTGTGTAGCCATTGTCGCTCAAATAACTACTGCGGTGGGTTGAGTCTGCATAGCCAATTCGGCCTTGAGCATCCTCGAATAAATAGCCCAGGCCTGAAGTGGCCAAAGCTGCCACCAACGAATACATATCAGTGGTGGAGCTTGAACGCGCTGCCAGCTCATAATTGCCAGGGCGGTCAATATCGCCCAGGCCTGAATTTTCTGCATTTGCCCAGGTAGTTGCAGGATCATAGGTTGCCCAGGTCAGAGCCGCTGGCACTTCTGCCCAGGTGCTAAATAGGGCAGCGCTCAAAATCGTGTAAATCTGATCGCCATCAAAATCTTTTGCCAGCACGCCCTGGGTCAATGTTTTGGTCAATTTGGCCAGTGATCCTAAAGCTGTGATTCGGATTGATTCATTGATGCCGCCTGTGCCAGTTGATATGACTTCAACCTGTGAATCAGTAACACTGCCGCCAAAGATATTGACATATGTGCCTGTGGAATCTTTGACCTGGATTGATAGCCCATCATTGACATCGATGGTGATGGGGGTCAAATTTAGGTTGATGATTTCGATGTTGGCATATCCAGCGCGGGGCTGGCTATAAATATCGGTGCGGCCTGAAACCACTGTCAAAGTGGATAGCGTGACATTTGTGTAATCCACGCCGTTGATTTGTAATTGCCATTCGGGTGTCCACTGGGTCATAGCTTGTACGCCTGCGCCCCTAGACCACCGCGATAATATGAAGTGTTGATGACATCGACTACCGCACGCGCTACGCCTTCAGGATCACCAGCTACGCCGATGTTCACATTGTTGGTCACATAGCTTGCTGGAGCGCCGCCCAGCGTTGCAGTAGGTGTGAAGGTTTCAGGGCGGTAGCCCGCAGGTGCGCCGCCGATTGTCACTGTTGGCACAAGTGCCTGCGCCCTTGCAGCTGAAGCCGATGCGGCCGCTGCGCCTGATGATGCACCGCTTACTGATGGCATTTTCATTGATGGCACTGATGGAATAGAAGGCGCTGATACTGATGCGCTGGACACTGATGGGGTATTGAGTGTTGGCTTATTAATTGTTGGAATGTTAGGCAATAGCGGCACTGCGTTATATGCGCGAATCAGGGCATTGATTCCATCGATAGCGCCACCGATAAGGCCATTGATTACTTTGATGACTCCAGCAATTACATCGATGACACCGCCTGCAATTTTGCCGACTACCTGTAGCGCCCCGCCTAATACTGTGCCAATGACTGGCGCAAGGTACTGGGCAATGTAGCCCCCAAATTCCTTAAATGTTTCCAGGTTATCGCCGATGGCATTTTTTACATATGCAAATGCTTTGAGTAACCCATTAATGATTGGTGTGAACACATTGACGATGATGTTGCCCAGGGTGGTAATTGCTCCACCGATGCCGCCTTTGTCTAAACCAAAGCCGCTGGACATTGCATTGATCGCGGGCAAAGCGATTTGGTTGATGAACTTCATCAGCTTTTCCAGGATAGGCAAAAGTGCAAAGCCGATTGTTTCTTTGGCTTCATCGAAGGCAATTTGCATCCGAGCGATACGGCCTGAATAAGTGTCAGCATTTGCCGCAGCTGCGCCACCAAATAAATCTGTAAGTCTGTCCTGCACCTGGGTGAATGACATGGTTTTCAATTCGGCAGCTGATAGGCCGATGCCTAATCTGCCCAGTGCTGTGGTGTTGCCGTCATAGGCTTTGCCCAGGCTATTGGCTACCGCTTCGAGTGGCTTGCCTGTCGCTGTGGACACATCCATTGCGATCTTGAGCAAATCCTGCGCTTTTTTGACATCGCCTGTCGATAGCGCAAGGCGCTGCAAGGCTGGGCGCAGTTCATCATCTGCCACACCAGTGGCCAAAGATTGCTGCAAGATAAACTGTTCAGTGGCGGCGATTGCGCCCTCTGTAGCCCCTGTGGCGTTCTTTAACGCTAGGGCTAACTGTGTCTGTGCCTTCTCATCTTCGATGGCGGCTTTGACCCCATCCACGCCGATTTTGACGGCATAAGCGCCAGCGGCTGCGGCCGCAGCTACTAGGGCAGCGCCGACTACTTTGCCAGCCTTCGATACCTTATCGCCAAAAGTCTCGACATCCGCTGTGGCGGCCTTGAGTGACTTGTTAAGGTTATCTACATCGCCGAGAATGGATAGCTTGAGCGTTCTACTTCCTGCCATTAATCGAACCTCTTAACTATCTCGGAGAATCCTTCTTCCCACTTCTTCACGATGTCAGGCTGAATACTGCGCAGAGTTGGATATATCCACCATCCACGCGAACCGCGACCCTCACGACCACTCCATACTGGGAACTGCTTATACTTATTCGAGCCAAATTCTGCCCCGCCCCAAAGGTCGCGTGTGGTTGCACCACCGCTGAATTTCTGCGCCGCGAATCCGTAGCTGATTTCACCGAACTTGGATGATTTAGAAACTTTTGAGCCGTCAGCGATTCGAGACGATACCTTTGGGATGGATCGTGCGTTGCGTGATGCACTCTTAACCTTATCCGATACAAATTCAGCGAGTGCGTTTGACTTGCTTTTGGCTTGGTCAAGTGCTTCCTCATCCATCGCCTTAAAGGATCGAGCGATGGCGCGCAGTTCAGCTTTGTCATAGCTGATTCCCTCACTTGCCATCGGCTCGCCTCTCTAATATCTCCAGCGCTGTCATTACATCTTCAGCACTTGCAAATTCGCTAGTCGGTAATCCTGTCGCGATTGCCAAATCCCAAAGGGTTCGGCTTAGGCTTCCGACTGGGTAGCTTTTGGGTCAGAGTTACCGACCTCGACATTTGCGACTGTTTCAGTCCATACATCGATTGGCTTCACAGGCTTTCCAGCTGCTTCGCGCTTCATGGCGTGATACGCCAGGAATATAAGATCAGATAGCCCTATCTTCTCCTGCGCTTGGCTGATGATGTTGCCCGTACTCTTTTCCCACTTTACCCATTCAGGTGGGGCTGCCACGAATGTGGCAACCTCGCCCGAATTGAATTCAATTGTTATTGGTAGTTTCATTTTTGCTCCCGTTTCTTTTTTTAGCTAAATGTTTCGGTTGGTGTGCCTACGACTGTGAATGACAAATCCACTGTCTGTGCATCAGGTGCAGTACCGCCCACTGCTGGGAATACTGGCATGACATTGAACGCAAAGACCGCACCGCTTGCAGCTGTAAGTGATGCAGCTAGTGTGGTATTTGGTGCTGTTTCGCAGGCAGTCCATAGAGCTTCACAGAGTGAACCTGCAGCGCCACAGTCTGCGAGCATTGAGACATCGAAAGTCCATTGATCGTCAATGTGCTTGTATGCCTTTCCATCAAGTGTTTGATATGTCTCGATGGTTGGTGAATTTGCGAGTGTAGCGCTGGTCGCTTGCGCGTCATAGTTAACTGTCGCGATCGTCAACACTAAATCGCGACCCGTGATGATCGTTGTTGGCACAGTATCTCCTTAGTTTGTTTGAGTGTAGGTCGTAGATACATTGATGTCGGCTGTAAGCATTGTGCTTGCACCGACTTCTAATGGGGTTGGCCGATCTACATTTCCAACCACATATCCCGCAGGTATAGCTGCAAGAATTCCCATGATGAGCTTTTCCAGGTTATCTAGTGATGCTGGATTGCTGTTATATGCCACGATGGCAGTGATAGTAAAGTTCACTTTTACTTTGATGACCGATTTACCGATGAGCTGTTGCTCCAAGTAAGGAGACGATGGCACGATGACAATTGCTGGCGGGATTGGCGATTCAGGCACATAGCCGTAGCTTGTAGCCGCTAGTGAATTAAAGGCCGCCGCTAATGTTGATCGTGTGCCTGCCAGTGTCGATGCGGGCATTTACTGCACCACTGTCTCGACATCGAGGAATGGCATCAAGAGTGTGGATACGCGGTTGGTCAAGCTGCGACCCATGCGATATGGCGTGCTGGCAAAATCTACGCCTTCAATTTGACCGCCAGCTGCTACACGCGACTGAAACACTTCTACCGATACCGCAAGGATGGCTGATTCGATTGCATCGTTGCCTGCATAAATTTGAGCGGCTGAATAGCCTGAAAGTGTGGCTGTGCCAGTTGGAATGATGTCGCGCAAAGTCACATCAGCATTTGTGATTGCAGCGGTAAAATAATAGTTGCCCATCATTCCATCGAGTGATGTATTTGTATCGACCACTGTAACTGTGGCTGTGAATGGCGCAGGAAGCCCGGCCACGACAATTGATTGCCCTGTAACAAAGTGATGTGCGCGGGCTGTGTAATAAGTAGCGACATTGGATGTCAGCTTGTAAGCATTGACTGCTGATGTATTTGCAACCAGCATCGGCAAAATTACGGCCTCGCTAGTGTTAATGATTTCATTTAGATATGCGTCATTGTATAAAGAATCACTCACGCCCAGCACTGCTCGCAACTGTGCTGCTGTGACTATGCTGGGCATGAGTGTTCCTTTCGTTCGGCTCGGCCAGCACGGGAGCGCACTGGCCGATGATTAGTTTGTGGTTATGGATCAGGTCTTGTTAATACCAAATGCGCCCGCACCGATTTTGGTTGCGATTGCGCCATATCCATACATTGCTACCAAGATTTCGCCTGAAGCAATGACATCAGCACGAAGCTGATAAGTAGGTGATTCATACCATGTGTACGCTGTTGGATTGATGATCATCATAGAATCATCTTTGTCAGTGTCATTCGCTGATGGCACATTTGCAGTCACATAGAGATCAAGTCCAGCGACATTGCCGCGGATACTGTCAGGGCGCACAACGCCGCCAGCATTCGATGGCTGTGCAGCCATGTAAATTGGGCGGCCTGAATCGTTAAGTGTCATCAAGTTTGCCCACTGTGATGTGTTCGCAAGAATGTTG